GAACGTCTAGTGATACAACTAGACAAGGTAGAATAACATTGTCAGTAAGAGATGATAGTAATATTAATTTAACTGACAGTTATAGCCATACAGGAAATAGTGATGGTGCTGTTGAATGGACAGCAAATCTAGATGACATGGATAGTACAGCAGGCAGTGAAACATTGCTTATCAAGTACAGAAATCCAATTGGTAATGGTGCAGGGACATTAAGTTACACAATTAGTTACTTTGCTTAATGTTTTTAGATACAAATACCGACGAACGTATCACACAATGGCGAAACTTTAGGAATACACTCGAAGAGTGTAATGATCCTTATCAAAGAACATTAGACTTTTGGTTACAGGCACCACGCATAGACAAGTACCTTAATCAGTTTAATTCTCAACAGTGGCCAACACCCTGGGAAGTAATTAAAGAAAACCGGTATTGTCCCGTCGCAATACCCCTAATGATAGGATGGACCCTGAAGTTAACTACAAGGTTTACCAAAACGCCTGTTTTGATAAAAATAAGTATAGACCATTCGACAAAAAGATATTATAATCTAGTTAAAGTTAATAACACATTAATTGACTATGAAAATAATTCTGTTTGTATAAGTAGTGAACTACCGGACACAGTGGTTTGCCAGGAAACAATTGAATTGTAGTTAAGATAGTAAATACTGGACTACACACGAATAAAGAATATATAGAAAAGAGGAAACAAATGAACGCATCTAAAGAAGTTTTTATAACAAAGAGAAACGGACAAAAGGAAAAGTTAGATTTAGATAAAATTCATTTTGTTGTAGAAGAAGCATGTAATGATTTAACAGGTGTATCTGCATCGCAGATTGAAATGAATGCCGATTTACAGTTTTACGACGGAATGACTACTGATGAAATACAAAACATTTTAATACGAAGTGCTAATGATCTTATTTCATTAGAAACACCTAACTATCAATTTGCCGCGGCACGTTTGTTGCTATACGGACTACACAAACAAGTATACGGACAATACGATCACCAAACTCTTTCTCAAGTTATAGATGCGAACATTGAGCGTGGAGTATATGATCCTGCTATCAAAGAAAAGTATACTGACACAGAAATTAAAAAATTAAATACTTACATCAAACATGATCGTAATGAAGAATTCACATATGCAGGTCTTAGACAAGTAGTTGATAAGTATCTCTGTCAAGACAGAAGCAGTGGACAAATTTATGAAACTCCACAGTTCATGTATATGATGATTGCGGCAACTTTGTTTGCTGAATATCCACAGGAGACACGTTTATCATACGTGAAGAAATATTATGACGCAACATCCTTATTCAAAGTTAACATTCCTACACCGGTCATGGCCGGAGTCCGTACTCCAATTAGGCAGTTTGCTAGTTGTGTACTGGTTGATGTTGACGATACTTTGCCTAGTATTTTTAGTAGCAATTCCGCTATTGGTTATTATATCGCTCAGCGAGCGGGTATCGGAATTAATGCGGGTCGTGTACGAGCGATTAACTCGAAAATCAGAGGCGGTGAAGTAGCACACACAGGTGTTGTTCCTTTTCTAAAAGTATACGAAGCAACAGTAAGAAGTTGTACACAAAATGGTGTACGTGGTGGTAGTGCTACTACGCATTTCCCACTTTGGCATTATGAAATTGAAGACATCCTTGTACTAAAAAATAACAAAGGTACAGATGATAATAGAGTTCGTAAATTAGATTATTCAATTCAACTTAACAAATTAATGTATGAAAGGTTATTGTCCGGCGGAGATGTAACTCTATTCTCGCCACACGATGTGCCAGGTTTATATGAGGCATTCTATTCAGGCGACAATGATAAATTTAAAGAATTATACGAACAGTACGAAAGAAAAACATCTATTCGTAAAAAGAAAATTGATGCACACGAATTATTCTCTGCACTACTTAAAGAACGTGCAGAAACAGGACGTATCTATATTATGAATGTAGATCACGCAAACACACATAGTTCATTTAAAGATCCTGTTTACATGAGTAACTTGTGTCAAGAAATTACACTACCTACAAAACCTATTCAACATATTGATGATGAAAATGGGGAAATTGCGTTGTGTATCTTAAGTGCTATTAACGTAGGTGCACTTACACTTAACAAAGAAAATGAAGAACTAGAAGAACTGTGTGATTTGTCCGTTCGAGCATTAGAGGAAATTATTGAGTATCAAGGTTATCCTGTAAAAGCCGCTGAGATCAGCACAAAGGCTCGACGCTCATTAGGTATTGGTTATATCGGCCTAGCACATTACCTAGCAAAACACAAAGTAAACTATGCCGATAAAGAAGCATGGAAACTTGTACATGGACTAACAGAAAGTTTCCAATACAATTTGTTAAAAGCAAGTAATAAATTAGCACAAGAACGCGGTGCATGTGAATATTTTGACCGCACTAAATACTCAGATGGCATACTGCCAATTGATACTTACAAAGAAGATGTTGACGAAATCGTCGGAAAGAAACTAAATCATGATTGGTCTGCTTTACGCAAGAGCATCAAGCAACATGGTCTTAGGCACTCAACATTGTCCGCACAAATGCCTTCAGAGAGCAGTTCCGTTGTGTCGAACGCAACAAACGGAATTGAACCACCTAGAGGATACTTGTCCGTTAAGAAGTCGAAAAAAGGGCCTCTTAAACAGATTGTTCCGCAGTATAGTCAACTAAAGAATTTTTATACCCTACTCTGGGACATGAAAGGTAACGAAGGTTACATAAATATCGTCGCTGTAATGCAAAAGTTTTTCGATCAAGCCATTAGTGGTAACTGGTCATACAATCCATTACAGTTTGATAACAACGAAGTACCAATGAGTGTTATGATGAAAGATATGTTAACAACCTACAAGATGGGTTGGAAAACAAGTTACTATCAAAACACTTATGACTTTAAAGGTGCCGAAGATGATGCTGAAACGGAAGAAACAAAGGTTGACACAGAATCAAATGGTGCTATAGTTAATGGTACAAACGGTCATACAAATGGCCAAAGCAACGGTGATACGCAAACAGTTGAACAAGATGATGAACACTGTGATGCGTGTGCGATATAGGACTTTATGACGAGGAAACAGAAGGGTAATAGCAAGAAAATGACAAAAACAGTTTTTAACCGCGAGAAAGTTGACTTCACTAAAGAGTACATGTTCTTTGGTGCTGATCAAAACACACAAAGATATGATGTATTCAAATATCCAGAGTATGATAAACTTAATCAAACTATGCTGGGTTATTTTTGGAGACCAGAAGAAGTTAGTCTACAAAAAGATAGAGGTGATTATCAACAACTTCGTGATGAACAAAAGCACATTTTTACAAGTAATTTAAAATATCAAACTCTATTAGACAGTGTACAAGGTCGCGGTCCTTGTTTGTCATTTTTACCTTACTGTTCTAATCCGGAACTAGAAGGTTGTATTATTGCTTGGGACTTTTTTGAAACTATTCACTCACGTTCATATACACACATTGTAAAAAATGTATATGCAAATCCTGCAGAAGTGTTTGACACAATTTTAGATGATGAAAAGATTATTGAACGTGCAATTAGTGTAACAAAATACTATGACGAGTTCAATGATATTGCAAACAATTATTTTAACAAAGGTAAAGGTGATATCTATGATGTAAAGAAAGCATTGTACAAAGCAATGATGACTGTAAACATTTTAGAAGGATTACGTTTTTACGTTTCATTTGCATGTACATTTGCATTTGGCGAACTAAAAATGATGGAAGGATCTGCAAAGATTATTTCACTTATTGCTAGAGATGAAGCAACACACCTTAACCTAAGTACACATATTCTTAAACACTGGGCCAAAGGTGATGATGATCCAGATATGAAAAAGATCGCAGTTGAACTTGAAGATGAAGTTTATGACCTATGGCGTGAATGTGTTGAAGAAGAAAAACGTTGGGCAGATTATTTGTTTAAAGACGGAAGTATGATTGGTTTGAATGCTAATCTTTTACATGCTTATGTTGAGTTTATTGCAAACAAAAGACTTAAAGCATTGGGACTTAAAACAATTTATGATCGTCCATTAAACACTAACCCATTACCGTGGACACAACACTGGCTATCAAGTGCAGGACTACAAGTTGCTCCTCAAGAAACTGAAGTAGAAAGTTATATTGTCGGCGGAGTAAAACAAGACATCAGTAAAGATACATTTAAGGACTTTAAACTATGATACAAATCTATGGCAAACCTGCATGTCCATCATGCAGTAAAGCAAAACAGTTCTGTGAATCTAGACAATTAAAATATGAATACAAATCGTTAGGCACAGACTACACAAGAGAAGAACTGTTGGAACAATTTCCAACTGCAAGAACAGTACCACAAATTATTATCAACAGTCAGAAGATTGGTGGTTACGAAAACCTAGTAAAATATGTTGAAGACACTGGCTACAACGGAACTGGACACACAATATAATGTTAATCGAAGCACCATATAAAGTTGGAGATGTTGTAACTTTTAAACTTACCTCAGGTGAAGAACTTGTAGGTAAACTTACAGAAGAAAGTGATAACAACGTAAAAATTAAAACTCCACTTACACTTGTAATGGGTGGCAAAGGATTAGGATTACAACAGTATTTGTTTACTGGTGAACCTGACAAAGCATACACATTCAAAAAAGAAAGTTTAATGGTTATTACTAAAACTGTTAAACAATTTGCAGACCTTTATCAGCAACAAACATCTGGTATTGTAACTGCACCACCAAATCTCCAAGTAAAGTAAAATAAATACTCGTATGCACGAGTTTACATTTCTTATCGATGGTAAACAGGTAACTGTGAACAAATGGGAAGATGTTCCTAGCAAATTTGATCATGTAATTAAGTTTGTTCCACAGATACCTGAACCACCACATACAGAAGAACAACATGCTGAAATAGAACAATGGCCTGCAAGGTTAGAACAACTTATGGAGATTGAACGTAATGCCAGCAATAACTAGAATAGGTGACGCAGATGTAGCACACTGTTCAGGAATGACTAGAGCAGTAGGTAGTGGTAATGTATTTGCTAATGGTATTGGTATTAGTAGACAAAGTGATGTAAACACAACACACTTGTTACCTGGTGTTCCTTGTCCGGCTCACGCGGCTCCAATCGCAGTTGGTTCAAGCACAGTATTCGTAAACGGTTTGGGTTGTGGTAGAGTAGGCGATGGCATCAGCGGATGCACATCAGTTGCCGCTGGTAGTGCTAATTGTTTTGCTGGAGGTTAAGCCATTCCCCAAGGAATAGGTTTACCTAGATCATCTACTACTAGATCTCTACTTTCTTTGTATTGTGCAACCATTATACCTTTCCCTTTGCCATCAGCAATATATTTGCAAGGTACAATTTCTTTTTCCTTATGATATCTTTTTAAGTGGTTAGTGATTACACCACGTGCTTTTATTCCAGCCATTATCTTCCCTGTCCTTTGTAAAATTTATGACTACGTTTTTTTGCTTTGTTCATTGAACTAAATTTACAACGTGCCTTTTTACCTGCTTGACTTGTTTTTTTAGGTTGTGATATATGACCTTCAAATGACTTGTGTATTTTCATATTATCTTCCTAGTTTTTTACTTCTACCCATTGGTAGTTGTTGTGTTATTTCGTAAAGTCCGCCTTTTTTGGCTTCCCATTCTACTCTAACTGATTTACTTTTTGTGTTACCTTGAAAACTTTTTACTGCTTTCTTGTAACTTGTTGCTTCTTTTGTTTCTACATTTTCTCCATCGTAGAAAGTATATGTTCTCATTTTAGCCATAACTATCCTATTCTATATCCGTTCTTACAATATGTTTTCGTAAGGCTCTAACTAGTTCTTCGATTTTATCGATAACTGATATTAGGCTTTTATCTGTAATGTATTTTTGGCGTTCACGAAGTTTGTCGTATTCCTTTAAAGAAATCGTTACAGTGCTACCTTCGTTTTCATAAGTTGCGTCAACTGATCTATCATCTGTCATAACTCTCCATTGTTAATATT